CCCTTTTTCGCCACGCGGGAAATGAACACAGCTTCATGCACCTTTGCATTGTCCCACGCAATCGGCACAAACTGGTCGGCCATCGCGTAACCGATTTTGATCTTCTCGGTGCCGTCCACTTCTTTCCCGTTGCTGTCCCGGCGCACATCCCGCCACACCTTCATAGCGGCCCCGCCCAGGGCCGCGCCCTGCTCGATGCTTTCCTGCATTTTTTCTTTGAAAGCATTTTCGCACAGCACCTTTTGAATAAAGGCGTTCAGCGGGTCGGGGTTTTCATCCGTGCTTTCACGCCCGTCCATGGAAACGTTGATCTCGCATTCTTCGCCCCACACCAGCCCAGCCAGTTCAGCGCATACGGCCTTTGCCGCGTTCATCCTGAACACTTTCCGGGTTGCGTTCGGGTCGCTGATTGTCGGCGCGGGGATCAGATGCCACGGCTTATAAAAGCCCCGGTAAATCATCTTCCAGATGAAGATACCGAAATCGTAGAACTGTGCGAAGGAAGGCACCCCGCCCAATTCAAAAATGGTTTTGTACTCGCGGGCGATGCCCGTTACACTTGCTGTCCTGTCCATGAGCTTTCGCCCCCAATCTTTAAGTTTTGTGATAAACTGCATATCTCACCACCCCGCATTACATACCCCATACGCCGTATGATTTGGCGAAATGGTTATAAGCGTATCGCGTTTCGTCCATGCTGTGGTTGTAAGCGTCCACCGGGTTCCCTTTGTCATCTGCGCAATACAGCCCGGCTTCCTTGACAAAAGGCTCCGTTCCATATCGTTCATCCTCGATCAGGAAGAACCGCCCGTCATTGATACCGCTTTGCAGCATTTCCACGCCGACTTTCAGGCCCGTAACGCCGCCTTTCACATCGTGCGCGTTATTGTCCGCGCCCGTCGTTGTCAGACCCAGCTTTTCAATTTCCAGCCGTAGCGCCTTGCAAGCCGGGTCGATGTAAATTCCACTTTCCCGGCAGTTGTATTTCTTGCGCATGTACGGTAAAAACTCCCCGACGATGTGCCGCGCTTGATCGCTCATTGCCATTTGCCCGCCATCATAGCGCCAGTTTCCGACACGGTATAGCCTGTAATGCTGTGGGCGCTGCATCAGCCCAACCGCTTCATGGGCCACGATGTAAAACCCGATGCTGGTCGCGTCAGTTGTGCCGCCGTCACCAGCAACGAACGCTTCCACCATAACAGCATCATCAGGCGCGTTTCTCAGGATGTGCTTTTCCGTGTTAAACATCCAGTATATCACACCCTCAGGAATCACCCGTTCACCCAGCCAGTCCCGCTTGTACAGGAACGGGCTTTTTTTGCACGCCGTTTCGATTTCATCCAACCGCTGCGGCGTTAATATCGGATTATCCTTGCATGTCCAGTGGATGAATCGGCAATCCTGAACATTCAGCACGTTCTTGATGCATGGATCGGCGGGGGAGGGCGGGTTCAGGTCGGCAATGTGCCATCTGTCTTTCGCCGCGTAGGTGCGCCGAAAGCACTCCTGGATCATGGAATCATGCAGAAGGTTGATTTCGCAGAAGTACACGGAGCCAAGCGACATACCCGTAATGGCCTTGTGGCTGTCAGCCTTGCCGCCGCCCTTCCAGTAAACCTTCTTTTCGCCGTCCGGGAGCCGAACCAGCAAATGCGCCCCGCTGTCATCATGGCTCACCCGGCAATGGCCTTTGAAGATGTGCAAAAGGCCCATGCCGTCCCCGTCCATGATTAACCTGTATGCCTGCTCCGCTGAATAGGCCGTCACCAGGTGCAGCGCGTCCCGGCTTCGGATTAAATGCCGCGCAAAGCGCATGGTGCCCGCCGTGGTTTTCCCGCTTCTGGGCGTTCCCTCATTCCAGTCCATGGCGTGATCGAACGGGGCCATGATAAGCCCTGCCTGTTTTGCGCTCCATTCGATCATCGTGCAGCCCGCCTTTCAAGGTCAAGCAGCGATTGCAGCAAATCGTTATTCCCTTCGGGGGCCAATTCCACCTTATCCCGCCATTTGTCCGGCCTGCGGTTTTTCAACCAAAAGATCTGCGCCGTGGTATCGGGAACAACCATTTTTGTGACCTTTTTGATATGTTTTCGCTGCGTCCCATCCGGCATATCAAATATTTCTGTCGTTATTTCTTCATAGTCATAACCAAGCGCCCGTTTCAGCAGCGCGTTTTCCACTTCCAAGTCAACCGGAGCCTTGCCTTTTTTTAAGGCCGCCGATAATGCCGGGAACTTTCCGCACCAATCCCGAAATGTGGAATATGCAATCCCCATGTTATGGGCTATTTGCGAATCAATCAGGCCGTCCCGCGCCCAGCCTTCAACGCGGTGCAACCCGTCATCCGTCAGCCAAGGCTCATATTTCGCATTCCCGTTTATCCGCTTCGTTTCTTCAATGGGTATCACCCCCGATAAATACTTGTTGGAGCGGTTTGGTCGGAATCGAACCGCCATCTTCTTTCAGGATTGAAAGTTGTTCTGCCATTGAACTAAAACCGCATACGGGCGATTATTCGCCCTTTTTCGGGTAAGGTAGTGCTTTCTTTTGCCATTCCTTACGAAGTTTTTTATCAAATACAAAGATATATTTATGCTTTCCAGTTGCAGCAACTCTTGTATAATTCGGGTCTATGCTTTTTATATATTCTTCTGACCAATGCTTATCATGAATCGTTTTATTATGGTACTTTTTCCCATTGATAATATAATTCATGGCGGGGCCTTTTCCGTACACTCCCAGATAAATCCAGTTTGTGGCCTGATAGATTATTCCTGCATGCCCCTGATCCATATCAGCATAAGAGACAATCAGCTTTACTTGCGGAGCATCTTTATGTAATTGCTTTATGCTCGCAGCAACGCACTCAGATGTACACGATTGTTTCCCGTTTAACGCGACTCTTACAAGCTCGACAACCTCCCCGATATTCATTCCGAACTGGTCTTGAATGTGCGGGCCTGCACCGTTCCCGTAAACAATACAGCCGCACCATTCGTTTTTTTCGTTATATACGTTATACGAATACCAAGCAGACGGAACACGTTTTGCATAATGGAAATTCAAACAGGCATATTTTACGGCTTCTCCGGTCGCCTTTTTTAGCGTTATCATACCTTAATCACCGAAAAAACCGCGCCTATCCGTTCTGCGAATTCTTTAAGGTCTTCCTCGTACGGGGCATAAGCGCTGAAAGAATCGAAAGTAAATTTGATTGAACATTTCCCGTCTGATTCTGTTTCATCGTCAAGGTTCAAAGGTTCCCCTGTACTCTCAAGCTGAAATTTCAACCCGCTCAGATCCACGCCCTCAATTTCCAGCGCGGCGATTTCTTCTTCCAGCTTGGCAAAATCCCATCCGCTCAGTTCCGCGGTGCGGTTGTGCCTGATCGCATAGTCCCGGCGCTGGGTTTCCGTCAGGTGGTCAAGCCTGATGCACGGCACTTTGTCCAGCCCCATTTCAATTGCCGCAATCTGCCGCCCGTGGCCTTCCACGATCAGGTTATTTTCACCCCATATCCCCAGCGGATCATTGAACCCATCAGCCTGAATACTGGCCTTGATTTGCTCAATGTCTTCCGGCGTGTGCTTGCGCGTGTTGTTCTCATACGGCGTCAGCTCATGCGGATCAATGTATACGATTTCTAATTCCATCATCCACCCTCCCAAGTGTCTGATTCCTTGCCCCCACCAGCAAGGGAGAACCCCGCCGCCCCAATATATTGATATATGTGCGGCGCTGCCTGAAACGAAAAAAGAGCGCTGTTCGCGCTCTTTTACTCTGCCATTATAGCACATTGGCAACTACAATGGACTACAATGTTTTTTCTTCATATGCTTGGAATCCCCACCTTGCATTCCCACCAACCTTTATTTTGGGGATTTTCGGATTTATTTTTTGCAGTTCTTCAACAGGGGCGATTTCGCCTTTCGTAAGAATGGCAGATAGGCCAATGATAAACGCTGTATTATCATATTTTGTGTCAACGTTTACAGAATTTACAAACATTTGTGCAATCCTCAGTTTATCCCGCCCTTCTGGCGTTTCGCAATTATCAAGAGCATCGAAAAACTTTTTTATATATTCTTCTGTGCGTTCATATCTGCTCTGTATCATCGAATCCAATGTTTTTTTGAGGCTTTCATAGAAATATTTCAGCGAATGCAATTCTGCTTCGGCCTGTTGTTTTTCCTTTTCGATTCTCTTAACATCCTTTTGCAATGCGTCTAATTGCAAGTATTGGCCTTCCGATTGGCTCAGAATGTCAAGCATGGCAGGAATTATTTTGCTGTTTTCTATTTGCTGTTTTGAAAACCCCTGTCTATGCAATTCCTCTTTTAAGCATTCTAACCCCGTCATGCTTTTCCCTCCATCCACTTGTCCACGTTCCGCAGCGCCCGCCCGTGAAGAATGTAAGTCATGCTGATTTCGTAATTCATCCGTTGTGCTACCTTCTGCCAATCCAAACACTCAATATACCGCAGCGTCAACACGGTTTTCTGTGCTTCGCTTTGCAGGCTGTTGATAGCCGCCAGAATTTCAGCCAATGCCCTGTTTTTATCGCTGACGCACAAGGCAAGCTGTTCCTCCGCGTCCAGC